TCTGAAGAAGGGTGCTTGGGGTGGAAATAAAGCTAGCATTAATTTAGATGCTAAGTTTGTAACACCTCTTGAGCCTACACTTTGATAAGGTGTCGGATAAGTTGTTGCTTCATTTGCACCTTTAGGTGGGAATAAATGAGGGATAGTTAATTCAGAAGCTTCCCTTGCTCTTTCAATATAAGTCTCTCTATTAATAGAAAGCTTTTCATACTGACTTTCAATAGTAGATTTATCATCTTTATTGACAGTAGTTCCTAAGCTATAAGTTTCTGTAGCCATTAACTAGAAGGGAAATTGACACCACTACCACTCAATCCTGACGAAGCTAAAGGTATTCTTAGCGACCCTCTTCCCAATCTCTTTCTTGCAGGGTTATCTCCAATCTTCATGTTTCTACCTTCGGCAGAAGCAGGTGCGTTTTGGATATCTCCTGTTGTTGCAGTCTTTACGACTGGTGGAGTTGGGGGAGTTGGTTCAGGTGGTGGTGGAGCCTTACTGCCACCAAAGCACATTATTCCATATCCTCATATTGTTTTTTATATTCCTCTTTAAGGTGATTAACTACAGACCGTTGACCTGATTTATAGAAAATAAGTCGTTCATCTTCTTTTAATTCAGCACACTTATCAGGAAATAATTTATCTAAATACTTAATTAATTCTTCCGATAAGAGAGGTTTTTCAGTCTTTGGCACTGTTAGTTTCTCCTAAAGTGGTACTTAATCTTCTTATTTCTGCTTTTAACTCACCTGCAATAGCACCATAACCACAGATATCTATGAAATCATCTTCGTTAAAGTCTCCATTTTGAGTTCTTGCAACCTTCAGTAGTACCATTAATTGTGCTACATCTGATGCATCAATATTTATTTGTGTTCTAAATTTATTTGTTAAGAAGCCACTCCATAGTCTTGCTATGTTGTTATGGTTAATTAACTTATCACCGTTTTGTTTTGCTCTTGTGCCTTTAACTAGTGACAGTGCTGTTTCTAATGTTTTGGAAGTTTCCATAATTATAATCCCAGTATTTTACTTTCTGTGTTCGTACATCATATTCGTCATGGTGTAGTATTCTTGCTAAGGTTGCTTGTCGGTAAGCATCATCAACTGTTAATCCTTGTTTGATAAATTGGTCGACAACGATATTCCAATTCTCTTCAAATTTATTTACAGGATTTAAAAGTTTCTGTGCTTTTACTTGACCGATAGACGGACAACCTTTATATCCGTCAGCAGTATCACCAACCAAAACTTGGATTAAGAAATTATAATTAGCTATATGTTCAGGTATTAAATCTATACTGTCATCATTTAAAGAACAGTGAATAGCAGGGATAGTCTTCATATCTTTATCACCTGATAAGATAGTACATTTATCTTTATATTTACCTGTTGCTAAAATACCAATAACATCATCACCCTCTAATGTAGGGTACAACTCACTGTCATAAGTAGCCATGACATAATCTTTTAACTGTTTATAACAGACAGGTTTGCGTACTGATTTACGGTGAGACTTATATTCTTTATCGTAATCTTTTCTAAAATTTTTAAGTCCGTCAGAAAAACAATGAATAGCAGTTTCACATTCTAAATAATTTAAATAATATTTAGTTAGTTCATCATAAGCTTTTTTACATTGTTTGAAGTCACAGTGTAATGACCATTCATCATTACCCCAATCATATACCTCTTCTAATGCTGAACTTACTTTATAAGCTAGCATGTCTGCATCTATTAATAATACTTTTGGCACTCTTTTAACTCCACTAATTCAATAATATTTTGTGCAGGTATGATTGTTGAATTACCTGCTTGTGTTACTGTTCCGTCTTCATTGATAATAATGTCACCAACAAACTTATATTTGTTTTTATTTTTAGAGATAAGCCACCCTGACGTTACACAGTTACCTACATCTTGAGTTTTTATATCTTCTATATCTTGCCAAGATGCATCACTGGAAGGGTCAATCCACCAACATAAATAAAATTTATAGGGGAAACTTTTCTTATCTATCTTCTTCCGAGTATTTTGCATGAACCATTTCCTGTATTTCTATTTGTGTGTTGTAGTCATTAATTACTTCTAAAGGTACGAGAACTAACTTTGAGGTGTTAGCATCACCGCCCATAACCACTTTCTTTTTACTTTGAAAGTAATGAGTAATTGTTCTTAATCTGTCTATAGGTATTAGAATTATGTTAGGTCTTTCTTTTTTCTGCCAAAGAATAAATGCCCAGTAATCAGATTTAGTAACGGATAGCCCTGAAGGCTTACCTCTGCTTTCAATTTCAATAGCAATGTTGCCTGTACCACTCCACCGTTTATCAGTCTTAACTTCAATCTTGTCATTACATAAAATTTCTTTAAGTTCGTTTTCCCACTCTAAACCAAACTGTAAGTCTCGTTTAAAATCAATGTCGTATTCCTTAGTGTGTTTCACTCCAATTATGACCAACCTTAATTTCACCGTCTAGCTTGCATCTAAAATTCATAGCTAGTTGGGTGTCATCAAAGATACTTCCTGCAATAGTTTTAAATTCATCAACACGATTTTCTTTTACAATAAACTGCATTTCATCATGTATATGAAGAACCATTGCGTAGTCTTCACCCCATACAAAATTATTTTTATGTAACTTTTCATTAAGAAGAATTGTTCCCTTCTTAACTATTATTGCACCTGCTGATTGAATAAGTGTGTTCAATGCCGAATGTTCGCTTCGACACATAAGCTTCCTACTATCTAAACCTTTGAGAAATTTTTTATTATGGTATGCGTTACTGACTGCTTGCTTTAAATACTTTAAAGCAGGTAACTTCTTCTCAAAATTATCTCTTAATCGCTTTCCTTCTTTACTATTTCCGCCAGTAATGAGACCGAGTTTTTCATTTCCTGCACCATATATGTAAGCATAAATGAAAGTCTTTGCTTGATTTCTATTAGTAAGTCCGATTGCTCGTTGATTGGCGGTGTGAATATCGCCTTCCAATAACTCTTGAATGAATTTACCATTGTCAAAGCTGTGAAGATAGTGACCCAGTACACGAAGTTCCAAACCACTAAAATCAATTCCAAGCATACGGAAGCCACTAGGAGAAACAAATAAACTACGCATCTCTTTCCCATAAGGCGAACTACTTGAAACAACTTGCTGAAGGTTAGGACTGTTGGCAGTACATCTACCAGTGACCGCACCGTTTGTAATAATTTTTCCATGTATTTTATTTTCCTTTGTTACTAATTTTAAATAAGATTGTTCACCGTCAGACAACTGCCCTAATCTTTTCTGTATCAAAAAATGTTCAGCTAAGATTGTAGCTTCAGAATATTTTAAATTATTTAATATTCTTTCATTGACTTCAGGTTTTCCAGTAGGTGTAAACTCCAAAGGTTTCCAATTATATTTTAACTGTAACCTTTCAGCGATATGGTCTCGACTGTTTGGATTAAACTCTACTAGCTTAAACTTCTTAACTGGTACACCTTTGACATAACCTAAAGTTTTATTATCTCTTTTAGGTATTAATGTATCGACATGTTTTTCTATAGGTTGGAAGACCTGAGTTAGTTGTTGTTCTAACTCAAGCCTTCTCTTCGTTAGGAAAACGAAAAGCTTCTCAGCAGAAGTCAAATCAAAATTAACACCTTGATGTTCTTGTTTCCTAATCCAATAAGCAAATCTATGTTCAATATCAATGGCATCATCAGAATAGTTTTGTTGTAAAATCTTTAGGTAAAATAAATAAGTAACCTCAACATCATTCTCACAATACTCTTGCATCTCAGCAGTCCAGTTTTCAAAACCATTTTTCTTTAAGTAATCACCTTTGCGTTTACCTAAACGATAACCCCATGCATCAAGAGAATGTTTTCCAATTAACTGACTAGGTACAATCTTCTCTTTGAAATCTCTATCTTTAATATCAGTCCAAATTAATCTTGATATTAATAAGGTATCGACTAATTCATTTTTAAATTTAACTTTAAATATTTTTTCTAAGGCAGGGATATCAAAGTCTTGAATGTTATGTCCTATTAATTGTTTTGCTTTTAATAGTAATTTAACACCTTCTTCTGTTTCATCAGGGGTAAAAGAATAAACCTTTTGTGTTTCAATATCTTTGGCAACAATACAATGAACCTTTGAAATGGTGTCTAATAAACCGTCAGTCTCAATATCAAATATTAATCTCATTGTACTAACACCACTCTTATTCTTTGTGTACTAGGTAAGACTTCTTCAATAACTCTTAAGGCTCGTTGAATTAAATCTCTAGCTTCATAGTCACCACATAAAACAACAGGAATAACATTTTGATATTTCACTGTATGATAAATAGCTATCATAATGGTACGACAACTTTGAAATATTAATTGTTGTTCTTCTTCAGTGAATGTTAAGTAATCTTCTTTCTCTATGAGATAAGATAAAATAAACTTAGTTAAACTTCGTTCATTCATGTTACGTTATTCTCCAACAATCTACCTGTGTGTCTGTCATACATCAGTGTAGTAGCCACACCAGTTTCACCACTAAACCTGTTCTTCAATACTCTTACTGTCATCATGTTATTTGTTTCTGCATCTTGTTGATTTCTTTCAAAGCCAACAACAGCATCAGATAATTGTGCTAAAGAATGAGAACCTCTTAAATGAGATAAAGAAGTTTGTACTCCTTCTTCATGCCCAAGTTTTCCTTCAGGTCTTTTTAAATGAGAGACAACAAACATACCTATCTTTAACTCTTCCACTAACTTTCTGAGTTCTGTCATAGTGTTATCTAATAATCTTCGTTCATCACCTTCTTGCATTCCTGAGATAACAATAGAGATATGGTCAAGAATAATATATTCACAACCTAGAGCATGAACCATGTAGCGAATACGGTTCATTAAATCCTGACTGTCCGTACTTCCCCAATGGTCATAGAAAACAACTTTACTTTTAATGTCTTCCCATACTTTTACTAAATCATTTTTGTCTGCTAGTTTTTTTATTTCAGGTAAATGAATAGGAAGGTTAGTACCAATAGAAACTAATCCTCTGATACTTCTTTTAACACTTTCTTCTAAGGCAATATAACCAACCTTGTGGTTTTTACGGATTAAATCGTAAGCTATTTCTCGACAAACTTGTGACTTACCTGTACCTGAACCTGCACATAATAAAACAATTTCATTTTTTCTAATGCCTTTAAGCTTATCGTTTAAGCCTTCCCATAAATAATTAATACAAACTTCTTCATCATCATTTAACAATAAATCTAATGTTTGTTCCCCTGTAATAATTCCCTGAGGGGTATAAGCTTTTGCTTCAAAGATAGCATCAATAATTTTATTAGCTTTTCCTTGTACTAATAATTCATTAGCATCTTTACCTTGTAGTTTAGCTATCTTAGCTTTACCAACTGGTAATATTTCTGCACATTCTACTGAAGCTTTTAATCCTGCTTCATCATTATCAAAACATAAGATGATTTCTTCAAAAGTTTGTAACCATTCTAATTCTTTTAAAATAAATTTCTTAGCAGAACTTGCACCTGACGGTACACTTACAACTGGATATTTATTTTGTTGAACTAAAGATACTGACATAGCATCAAGTTCACCTTCCGTAATGATTACTTTCTTTCCGCCTTGTCTCCAGTTTTGTTGACCAAATAAAGTTACTTGATTGAAGTCACCAATCCAACGAAAGTCCTTATTAGGATATCTTATATGCTGTGCAACTACTTCGTATTTTTTATTATAATAGTTTGCTATTTGTACTGGTGAATTATTATGAACTCCCACTTGGTAACTAAAAAATTTACAAGTGTGTTCATCAATTCTTCTTTTGGTTAACGGTTCATAACTACCTGATATCATATCTCCTCTTACAATTTTTTTTGGTATTTCTTTTTTCTCGTCATCTAAAAATCTATGTGTGTGGCAACCGAAACAATAGGTATGATTGGTGTATATTGCTAAGTTGTCTCGGCTACCACAATCAGGACAGGGAGCATGTTTAATGAAAGCTGAGTTATTGTTGGGGAAGGAATGTATAGAAGGATTACTCAGTTCTTTCATTTGCTACCTATTCTGAAACTTGTTCTTCCTGATTTGCAAAACCTTCCTGTACTAAGTATTCGTCTACATCAAAGTTAGGACATGTTTTGTAATCAGCTAATGCGTAGTGACCCACTATCTTTGCATCAGGATATTTTTCTTTTAATTCAATTAATGTTTTTCTCAGTGTTGCCCACTGCTCAGGGGTAAAATTATTCTCAGGTTCAGTCCAGTCTTCTTCTTTTGAACCACCGACAATACAAACAGAAGTGCTGAGATGATTGTAGTCTTTAACATGAGCCTGCAATGCATCATCATCACGACCTCTTTCTTCTACTCCGTTTCTTCTTATTACTCTTGCATAACCGCAACCCAACCAACCTCGTTGTCTATGCCAACGGTCTATCTCAGCAACACCTATGTCTTGGGAAGGTCTTGTTTGAGAACAGTGGATTACAATATAATCAGTCTTTATTCTTGCCATTTCTTTCTATCTCTTCTAGCCATGATTGAGGAAAAGGTTCTTTAGTAGATTGAATACAGTGGTATTTAAACCCATGTAATTCACACCACTTGCCATAAGTTGTTTTAGATTTTTTGCCAATTTTTGTTTTGGAGTTAGAAAAAATAAATCGAATATCTAAGTCAGGATATTGTTCTTTAATTATCTTATGTTTCTTTCGGTCAGCAGTTACAAACTGTCCTTTAGTTTCGATAATAAAACTATTGTCTATTGGAAAGTCAGGTCTGTAATATCTTTTTTGAGTAGGTTGAGTAAAGTCAATACGCAATCCTTCGTAAGTAAAATTAATTTTTTTCTTAGTCAGGTAATCATATACAACTTTCTCTAACCCACTCTTAAGCTTTGGCTCAGTGTTATTTAAATTACTAGAAGTCACCTTTTGCACTATCAATTATTGCTTGGTTATCTAGGTCATCTTGAGCAAATCCATTTGTCTCTTCAAATAAATCTGTCAATGATGAGTTTTTATTTAGTTCAGATGTAACTAAGTTGATTACTTGAACTGCCTTAGGTTGTAGTTGTATGCCTACTCCCAATGCATCAGTAGCCCAAGTCCTCATACCATAAGCTATCTTTAAAGTTGAGCCACCCCAAATTCTAGTATCTTCGTTTAAAGGTTTTTTATTACTATCAATAATAGTAATCCTTCTATTAAAAGGTTCATTAGTTTTGGTATTCGTACCAGTTGCTTTTACTTTAAATTTAAATATTGCGTAACCGTCTTCTACTGTAAAAGGTAAATTCTTACGCAATGATTTTTTATTTTTTTCTTTACATCTTTCGTCATGCCATTCGTTTAAAGCATTTTCAATATCTGCAATCATTTCAGTTGCATCTTCAAGCTTAACCTTCAGGTTACATTTATATTCCCCTTCACTAATAAACTTAGTGTCAGGTCTTTGAAGATGTGGATATTCTGCTTCACCTATAGCACTGACTTTTAGGTTAGTTGTACTCATAGAGTTTTCTCCTTAATAGGTGTTTACCTAAAGTGTCACCTAATATGCAGTAGTGCATACTATTAGATACAAAAAAAGACACTATCTTTTACCTGTTCTAAATGCAGGTTTCCTTTAGGTGGTAGTTTAGGGAATTTGTTTTTGTTCTTAGGTGATAACATAGCATACATTTGGTTAGCCCATTTCTGTAGTACATCATCTTCATAGATATGACAGAAAGCTTCCCTGATTGCTTTCGACATGATGTCAGCCTCAGGTGCAACAACACCAAAGCTATCATGTATCATACTAAAACTATCCACTCCCTCTTGATGTGCCTTCACTACTGCTAATTGTAAGCAAGAGGCATCTAAAGAATGGATATAATTAGGTGCTACTGATTGTGAAATCTTACGGCTATCAATAGTATCTGTTTCAGATTGAACAGTAAGTTTAATTATACTGTCACCCATTTTAGTCTTCACTCTTTTGTGTTCCATTTTGTAGTTCATCATTTGAACTGGAGCATTAAGAGGTGTAGTCCAACAGACAGGTAAGTTTTCAGATGCTACTAATCGTGAAACTTCTTGAAGAAATCCCATAATATTTTTAGCACCAACAACAACATCACCAATACTTTCCCATACAATCGGAGTTAGGTATTGTGTTGCATTAAACAAATCATCACCAAAGTTATGTTGTTTATTTCTATCTTGAAGTTCTTTGACTACATGTTCTTCTATGTAAGCACGACAAGAATATTGAGTTAGACCATATGGCAAACACATAGTAGGTTTCTTACATATCTTTCTATCAACCCCATAATTTAACCATAACATTGCAAACTTATCTCTTCGCTGATTTAACTTAACGATAACTCGTTCTGCAATTATCCCATAGATATCTTGTGGTCGATTACTAGGAATTAAATTAGTAGCTTTTCCACCATATTCATCACGCATCATTGCTGAATAGTGTTGTAGTCCTGAGTTACTACAATCAGTTTGTATAGGCAAAGAAGTTAAAAACTCTTTACTAAATCCTGACTGAGCATAGGCTTCATACTCTTTAGCAAAAGCATAAAAGGCAAAAGGTTTATCTGCTTCATTCCACCAAGTATCTTCTAGTGGGTCTTTAGCAGTAGATAATATTCTATCGTGATTATCTTTAACCCATTGTACTCTTGTCTCTACATCTTCTTTATCTACTTCACCAAAAGTATTAGCACCGTAAATAAATAAATGATGTTCACTATCCTTAATTCTTTTACCAAATTTAAAAGTCAATAAAGTTCGTGACCAGTCTGCACCTTGCGGATTTAATAAGGCAGGCTTTGGATATATTCTCCACCTAAAATCATACTGATGTGGGAAGTACAAAGACTTATCAAGATATAACTTAGCTATATTTAATACTTGATTACACTGGATAAACTTAGACTTTTGTTGATGCCTCATGTCATACACCTTGTTAGCTTTACGTTTATAATCTCTTAAGCTTTCCTTGTTAGATGCAATGTCTAATGGTTTCGGTGGTAGTTCAATCGTCTCAGGATTAACAGGTAATTTACCTAGCGGATAATTTTCTTGTAAACATTTATCCACTAACTCATAGACAGGTTTATTTATTTGCCATTCTGTTTCTTGAATAATATTTATTGCTTCATAAACTTCAGGCATCTCGTGAGCAATGTTTTTTAATTCTTCTAGGTATGCTCTATTTCTTTGTTTTTGCATGTTGTAATGCATGTACCACCTCTTCCGCTAAGTTTTCATCATTGTATTTTTTACCGTAATAACCACCAACAAAGGGGTTTAAATCCCAACGTCTAGGTGGCATTATCATTGGCATAAAGTCAGGGTGCAAAGCTTCATTAGAAATATTAAAGTTTTTTATTTCTTGAATAATTTTATCCGTAGCTTCTACATACCTAATAGATTTATTCTTATAGATTTTTTTTAAAGGTATATTAATTAAACCTATTATCTTTAAGAAATAAATCATCTTTGTTCCGAGATGTACCTTGTCTGTCTTATTCCATTTAAAAAAATCAATGTTGTTTTTATTCATAAAATAAACCCATACATTTTTCTTATACATGTATTTATTCTCTGACTGTGGAATAGACTTACTTGAATTTAATTTTTGAGAAACACGAGAATATAATGGTTTATCTTTAGACATGAAGAGAGTTATCCTAGCTTCCATTTCTAAAGCACTACCTATTTTAATACTCAGTCTGTTTAATGTTTGTTGATTAGATATTCCGTCAATAACATTCTTCATCAAGATTAAAGAAACTTTATCCCATATCTTAGGGCTATCATTCTTCAGTTGTTCATCTTCGAAATGCTTATCTTCTAAACATTGACATATTAATTTAATAGCAGTTTGGTGTCTGCCTGCCTGACCATGCAATGATTTGGTACACCAGTCGTGTATCATTTTGGATAATACATCTACATATTTTTGCTGAAATACTATTCCATGTAAGGTCGTGCTTTCCTGACCTTTGGCTTTAGCAGTATTGATTTGTTTATTAAACTTCTCAATACCCCCTCGCATCATTACCTGCTCTAGTTCTAATTCTTCTTGTATTCTTTTTAGGTAGTCAGCATCATCACGAAACTTTCCACCTACACCTACACGCATGAGTTCTTGTAAGTGTTGTTCTTGAATGGTTTCCATTCGTTCTCCTTAGTGTTTTTGCACTGATGCATAGTTGCACACCCCTGACACAACTTTGTTACACAATCTAGTGCGTAATTAATTTTTCATTAGGTGATAAAAACAAGTGTGTAAGCCTTGATTTCATTTACTTTATGCAGTGATGCATGCACTATTGAAGAAAGTACACTTTTTTGAATATAGCGGAATTTCTTTTTCTAGTAAACGCAACACTTTTTTGTTGTTGTGTGTAACAAACTGCACCTAATGTAACAGTCTGTGCAACAAAAACTTTTTTGGTAGGAGTAGAGAGACTTGAACTCTCACGACCTAAGTCATTGGTTTTTGAGACCAACCTGTCTACCATTCCAGCATACTCCCAATGACCCATACTTATAATCATTTAAAACCCCTTTGTATAGAGTTTAGAGTATCTGCAATCTTAGTTTTCATACTATCTGTAGGCTTCGCATAGTATGTTAAAGTAGTTTTTATATCCTTATGTCCTAGATAATATTGTACTGATTTAATATCTAGGTTTGCTTCTACTAACCTAGTAGCCGTAGTATGTCTTGTTGTATAAGGAACATACTCTTCATTTAAGTTAGCAATGCGTCTATAAAAATCCCACTTATGTCTAATAGTATTTTTATTGTAAGCAAAAAGTTTTTGGTCTTGCCTTTGTAAAGAACTTAATCTTTTACGTCTAAAAATATCAACCATGCAATTGGTTAATTGAATTTCAGTCCATACTCCAGTCTTAGTTCTATAAAATCTTAACCAATAGTAATTATTCTTTTGACTTACATTACTGAGGGTCAAAGAAAAGATTTCGCTATGTCTCTGACCCCCTTCGATAGCCCAGTTGATGAAGTCCGCAAAGTCTTGGTCATTATTAAGCAAACATGCTTGAACTAAATCAGCTTGTTGCTCAGGATATAACACTGGCTTTGGCTTGCTCTCACCGACAGGTAGGTTCCGTATGGTAGGAACATTATGACGTTCTATCAACCGTCTATCACAGGCATACTCAAACATGACCCTGAGTAAGCCTAACCTTTTATTGATTGATGAATTATTAGAAGTACCTATTGAGTTACGTTCTTTAATGTATTCACCACATGCAATTTTAAACTGCTCTACTTTTTCAAAAGTTATATTATTAACTTTCACATCACCAAAAAATCTTACTAAATCTTTATAGTAAATTTCTTGAGCATCTCTACTAGCTAGCTTTTGAAATCTAGTTATATCTAAGGCATGATATAATTCAGATAGCGATAAAGGTGTATTTAGTTTTTGTTTTAAAAAACTTTCTTCACCACCACTAATAACTTGTTGATGCAATGACTTCTTGATAGCTAGTGCTTCTTGCAAGGCTTTGTAAAATGCTTGTTCATAATCTGAAGTAGAATACCCTTCAGGTAAATCAAGTTTTACAGTTGCAAACTGCCTAGCTATCTTGCCGTCATGTCTTTTCGATTGATTAACTTGTAATGTTTTTTCGTCTCTCAATCGTATCCCTTTTGGTAAAGGAATTTTCATTAGAGGTTTAGTTACCATTACTAATCAACCTTTCGACCACCTTAAAAGGAAGTGTCGGATAGTCGTGACCTTCTACAAATATCTTTTGTGCTTTCTTACCTTCTTGTGTTAAACGAACCCAAGTATATTTACTATTAAATGGATTGTTTACATACTCAATTAGCTGTAATTCACTAGCTAGATATTTAAGAGTTCTACTAAGAGATGATTGCATAATATGAGTACCAAAAATTTTAGCATAAAGTTCTGAAATATTTTTTGTACTCAGTTCATCATCTTTCATAATTAATATTAATTGAAATACTTTGAAATAATGCATAGGCACACCATTAGCATGAAGTATTTTATTTTGTTCTAACTCTCTTTTTTTAATTTTCTCCATAAAAAATCTAGTTAGTTGAAAGTTATTAACCTGACCTTTTATTACTGTTTTCACTTAGCTTCACCACCTTCCTCAACATTATTGTCGCTAGTTAAACTGATTAGCAAATCATAAGAATATATTTTATCGGATTTATAATCTGAAAGATTTACTACGTTGTCACATGTTATAGGTTTTTCAAGACCTAAGTCTTTATGAAAACCGTCTTCTTTGTAGTAAGAAATAGTAATTAAATAATTAAATATTTTTAATTCTCTTACTAATTCGTAGTTATCTGATTGATAAGATTTTTTATAACCAAATAACTTTTTGTTTTGTACGTCATATAAACCTTTGTTTGCATAAACTTCTTTAAGGTTTACCACATGATATTCATACCACCCTCTATATGTTTCAGGAGCAAAATTATTAAATGAAATTATCATTCTTCTTGATTGA